GGTATCACCAGTGCTGATATTACTGGATTAGTTGCGATAGGATATGAAGCACTAGCTGGAAGTTTAGAAGCTACAACAGATTATACGGTGGCAATTGGTTACCAAGCACTCAAAGTATTAACTTCAGGTGCTGCTAATGTAGCAATCGGATTTGAAGCAGGAAAAGAAACCACAATCGGTGATTATAATGTATATATCGGTTACCAAGCTGCTTACAGAACTGCTAACTTAAATAATCAATACAATACTATGGTTGGTTATCAAGCTGGAGCTGGGGATTGGACAAGTGGTGCTTCAAATAATAACACAGCACTTGGTGCTTTTGCTATGGGAGGAGGAGCTTTAAATGCATCTGGAAATAACGTAGCTGTTGGATACTCTGCTGGTTATCTACTAACAACCGGTGACCAAAATACAGCGGTTGGTTATCAAGCACTTGTTTCTGCACAAACTTCTCAAGCTAATGTTGCGATAGGATATTTAGCATTAGAAGAATTAACATTTAACGGAAACTCATATAATACTGCTGTAGGAATGGAAGCTGGTAAAGAACTCGTAGGTGGAATAAAAAATACATTTCTAGGTGGATTTGCTGGAAATGTATCTACGGATGTAGACAATACTGTTATAATAGGATATAATGCTGGTGCGGCTGTTATGACATCAGGTGCTGATGGTACGGTTGCTATAGGTCATTCTGCATTATCTGGTTTAACAACCGGAGCATCCAATATAGCAATCGGGCATAAATCTTTAACAGTTCACACGACAGGCGCAAGAAATATTGCCATTGGTGATCTTGCTATGACGGATACCAATGCCGGTTCAACTTCATTAGGTAGTGCTGATAATGTTTTTATAGGATATAATGCCGGTGGGGGAACTTGGACAGATGCTGCTTCAAATCAAAATATTGGTATTGGTACAAATGTAATGAATGCTGCTATGGCTGGAGCATTAAATAATACTGCGGTTGGGCATCAGGCTTTATCTTCGCTAACTAGTGGTGATGGCAATGTAGCGATGGGCTACAATTCTGCTGATGCTATGACTACTGGACACAATAATGTCGCCATTGGACTTGGTGCCATGGGTAGTTCTACAAATATAGGATATGCCGTAGCGATTGGAAGTGAGGCATTGAACAATGCAAATGCTACAGATGCTTCTGATAGTTCAGTTGCTGTTGGAAATAAAGCACTATACGCTGTAACATCAGGAATCGGAAATGTAGCAGTCGGTGGTGAAGCTTTGTCTGCAGAAGATGACGGAGATTTCAATACTGCTATCGGATTTGAAGCATTAAAAGCTCAAACAGGAATAAGTGGAACTGTTGCAAATACAGCACTTGGATATAAAGCTGGAGCTGGGGTGGTAACTGGCACAAGAAATACATATATTGGAACGGAATCAGGTTTAGTAGCTAGTGCTTCATCAGCAATAGATAATGTTGGAGTGGGAGCAATTTCATTAAAAGCTATGGTTTCTGGTTCTAGTAATACTGCTATCGGTACTTGGGCAGCACAACAGATGGTCAATGCTAGTAAAATCGTAGCCGTTGGTTATTATACTTTAGCTAATGCTCTTACGAGTACAGATATAGATGGTTCGGTTGCAATAGGATATACTTCTCAAGCTGAAAATAGAACTGGAATTGGTAATACTTCGGTTGGGTATGAAACTTTATTATCTGATGTAAACGGAGATTACAATACTGCTATCGGATACCGAGCTCTAAAAACTCAAAATGGAGTAAATGGAACTGTTGGAAATACAGCAGTTGGTTACCACGCAGGTCAGTTTGTTACAACTGGTGCAACTTCAACATTTATAGGTTCTCAAGCTGGTCAAGGTATTACTGGTGCAAAATTAACTGGTAATTCAAATACTGCAGTTGGTAATCAGGCTGGTTATCTACTTCAAGGTGCAGCTGGGGGGAATACGCTACTTGGTTATTTATCGGGTAATGTTATAACAACTGGAACTAACAATACAGTAATTGGTGTAGGTGCAGATACAGACGATGCCACAGCAACAAATCAAACAGTTATAGGTGCTACTACAATTGGTGTAGCAGATAACTCAGTAACACTTGGTAATGCTGATGTAACTAGAGTCAATATGTCATCAGACGGAGCAGCTGTAGTTTATGCTAATGGAACAATCAATACTTCTGATAGGAGATTTAAAGAGAATATCGATGATACTGATTTAGGATTAGAGTTTATTAACAAGGTAAGACCAGTAAAATATAAATTTAAAGAAGATAAACATAGTGGTAAAATGAAATATGGTATTATAGCTCAAGAAGTTCAAGAGGTTTTAATAAATTTAGATAAGGAAGATACTTCTTTTATTGAAACTGACAATCCTGATAAACTTGGTGCTGATTATGTTCAATTTATTGCACCATTGATTAAATCAGTTCAAGAACTAACAGAAATGGTAAAGGCTCAACAAAAAGAGATAGAAGAGCTAAAAAAGAAGTAGAAAAAGTTGTATTTCATATACTTATATGATATATATTATTGTTAAACATTAAATTAAGGAGTTATTAAAATGGCTAAAGAAATTAAATTTACAGATGAAGAGTTAAAGTCTCTTAGTGAATTAAGCAAAGGTTATCAAGATATTCAATCTGCTTTTGGACAATTAAAGGTTCAGAAGATTTTACTTGAACAACAAAAAGATAACATTGAAGAAAGTGAAATCAAAATGGAAGCTGATTACGCTGAAAACCAACAAAAAGAACGTGATTTAGTAAAAGAACTGAATGATAAGTATGGACCTGGTTCATTAGATCCTCAATCAGGTGTATTTACACCAACACCACAAGAAGAACCTGCTGCTGAAGTAGAAAAATCTTAAATAAATCCTTATTCGGTTGTATTTTGAGAATTTTTATTATATTTATATATAATAGATTTCATATAATTTTTTAACCTTTAAAGGAGAAAACACATGGCAGAGAGAATAGTCAGTCCAGGTGTATTTACTCGTGAGAAAGATTTATCTTTTCTTCCACAAGGAATATCTGAAATAGGTGCAGCAATTGTAGGACCAACTAAAAAAGGTCCTTCTTTTGTTCCAACTGTAGTAAGAAGTTTTGCGGAATTTGAAAATATATTTGGATCTTATGATGTAAATTACTACACACCCTATGCTGTACAAGAATATTTACGTTCCGCTGGAACTGTAACAATAGTAAAAGTGGGATATATCGGTGGATATAAGGTTGCTGGATTTAATATCTTAGCAAGTGGTTCATCAACAGTTTATGGTGAAGATGGTAAAGTTGTCGTTGCATCAATCATGCCTACAGTAGAAAACAACGAAGGTGGAACCGGATTGAGTGGTTCTCTTGGTGGTAATGCCACTCTGAGCTCATTTACTCTAAATATACACGGAAACGTAACTAATACATTAACCGGTTTAACTTTTGTAGAAAAAGCTAGTGCTGGTGGTGGTTTAGATGCTGCTGATTCTGCTTATATCGGAAAATCAGTTCCATCAAATCCGCAGGCTAGGTTGATTGGTTCAACTGCAGCCTCTGGATATTTATTTAAAACCTTTAGAAGTAGCATTAGTGCTTCATTTTCTGCAGGTGATTTGATGATTTCAAGTTCTTCAAATTTAAGTATTGAAATCGTGTCACAATCATTTAATGAGGGTGTAGAAACAGTAGATGATTCAGATGGAAATTACATAGTATCTAATACTGGTAATAAAGACGCTGCTGCTGCTAGAACGCCTTTCATACAATCACAGACTCCTGTTACAGATTTATTTAGAATTTACACAAGAGCTGATGGTACTGATACTAATAATCACTATGTAGTAATTAGGGATGTTAAGAGACCACAAAACTCTAACTCAAGTCCTGATTATGCTCAATTTAGTTTATTTTTATATGCGTCTGATAATCCAAGTGCTGTAGAAAGCTATAGTGGTTTAAATATGGATCCAGAATCGTCTAATTATTTAGCTAAAGTAATTGGTGATCAATTCTCAACTGTTGCTAGTGATGGTGAAGTTACTACTTATGGTAACTATCCAAACTTGTCTAGGTTGATTAGAGTTGGTGATTATAAAGAGGATGTTTTCAGAAGTAATCCTAATCTACAACCAATGGGATTTGCTGCTATAAATAATCCTATAGTATCAGGTACTGCTACTCAAGTTCCTAGTGCTTCAATGAACCTAAGACAGACATATGATGGTGGATCTACAAATTCTTCCGTATATGTGGCTGATTTACCTTATGGTTTTAAGATAGACACTGGATTCTTAGCTAATCAGACTGCTACAAATAAAGAATATTTGTCGGCAATTCCTTATCCGGTAGCAGTGGGTAATAATGTTGCTTTTAACTTACAGAATGAATTTGGATATGGCGCTTCGACAGATGATGAATTTACCAAATATTCAAACTTTTCTATAGGAACAAGCACTCTAACCATATCTTCATCTACACAACAGTTGAAGTTTGCTGTTCCTTTTCAGTTTGGTTTTGATGGTATAAATCCAGCTGCAGCTAAGAAAACAGGAACTTCAATGTCAGCAACCAATACAAGTGGATTTGATTGTTCTACTGCTACCTCTACTGGTACAACTGCTTATAAGAAAGCAATCAACGCAATCTCTAATCCTGATGAGTATGATATCAATATGTTAGTAACACCTGGTATTATACATAAACATCACTCTGTAGTTTCAAATCATGCAATTGATAAGATAGAAGCTAGAGCTGATGCATTCTATGTAATGGATGGTAATGACATAGATGATAATGTTGCTACTGCTGTAAATAATGTTGTTACTTTAGATACTAACTATGTAGCTACATATTATCCTTGGGTTAAGATGGACAATCCTGCTGGAAACGGACAAATATTCGTTCCACCATCAGTAGTAATTGCTGGTGTAATATCTTTCACAGATAGTGTGGCACATGAATGGTTTGCTCCTGCTGGATTAAACAGAGGTGGATTAGATAATGTTAGAATGACTAAGAAGAAACTTACTCATACTGATAGAGATACACTTTATGAAGGTAGAGTTAATCCGATTGCTTCATTTCCTGGACAAGGAGTTGTAGTATTTGGCCAAAAGACACTACAGGCTAAACCATCTGCTTTAGATAGAATTAATGTTCGTAGACTATTAATCAGATTGAAGAAGTTCATTGCTTCCTCAAGCAGATTCTTAGTATTTGAACAGAATGATTCATCTACAAGAAGTAGATTCTTAAATATTGTGAATCCGTTCTTAGAATCAGTTCAAGCCAATAGTGGTTTGAGTGCATTCAAAGTTGTTATGGATGAGTCTAACAATACACCTGATGTCATTGATAGAAATCAGTTGGTTGGGCAGATATTCATACAACCTACTAGAACGGCTGAATTTATTGTTTTGGACTTCTCAGTATTGCCAACAGGCGCTGCGTTTCCAGAGTAATCGATAAAGTCACATACAAAGTACAAAAGCCCCACTTATTTAGTGGGGTTTTTTGTTTTATTGATATTTATATATGATGGAGTAACGTTAAACCGTTAAGATGAGTAGTTCATCAATGTCTTAACGTAAGAAAGGTTTAACAACAATTAACAACAAACTAATTTGAGTAGAACTTAAATTAAATTAGGAGAAATATAATGGGAACAAGAAGTTCATTAGCCAAACTCAGTAGAGAAATCTATCCAGGTTTGGAAGAAATCGATCAGAATATAGTATCTTTAGATGATGCAAATGTATTTACTGCAAGACCAGATTTTTCAGCTGGAATATTATCCGGTGATGCAAAAATATTAGCAGCAGGAACAGGTCATGTATTAACAGCAGCCGATGCAGGTAAGACTGTAGTATTCAATGCAGCGGCCGCAATTACAATTAAACTACCAGCACCAGAATTAGGTATGGTATTTAACTTTGTGACGGCAGTAACTGCTACATCAGATCATGTAATTCAAGCAGCTACAAATGATCATGGTATCTTAGGTGGTGTATTATTTACAAACACTACTGCAGATCAAACTAATGCATTTGCAGCAGATGTAGATGGTAGTAATGATTTCATTACTATGAATGGAACTACTAGTGGTGGTCATGCAGGTTCTCATTGGAGAATTGTTGCAGTATTAGATGCTTCAGCAGCTAAATGTTGGGTAGCCGCAGGCACTACTATAGGTTCAGGCGCAGCAGTAACACCATTTGCTGACGCACAGATATAATAAGTAATACTTATTATTTGTTGATATTAAAGGGGAGTATAACACTCCCCTTTTTTATTACCTATAAAACTATGAAAAAACTATGAAATAATAAGGTGATAATCTGTATCGATTTTTCAGTTTGTTTATATTTATATATGAAAGAATTAAACACTTATTAGGAGAACTGAAATGCCAGACTTAATCGATCCTTCAGAAATTATGTTCACTCCCTTTGAACCAAAGGTTAAGAATAGGTTCATTATGTATATAGAGGGAATACCTGCATACCTCATCAAAGCAGCCAATAGACCATCAATTACATTTGAACAAATAGAATTGGATCATATAAACACAAAAAGATATGTAAAAGGAAAGGGAACTTGGGATGAGTTAGAAATTACTCTATATGACCCAATCGTACCGTCTGGTGCTCAAGCCGTTATGGAATGGGTAAGATTACATAAAGAGTCTGTAACAGGAAGAGATGGTTATTCAGACTTCTATAAGAAAGATATTACATTTAATGTATTAGGACCAGTTGGTGATAAGGTTGAAGAATGGACACTTAAAGGTGCATTTATTGGATCTGCTAATTTTGGTGATATGAATTGGGAAACCAGTGAACCTAATGACATAACACTAACACTAAGATACGATTACGCTATCTTACAATTCTAAGGAGTAAAAATGGGTTTTTTAACAGAAATGCTATCAAGCGATGCTAAAATATCTTCAAAGAGAACAGTCGGCTTTGCCGCTTTCTTTATGCTGATTTGTTGTTGGGGTGCAGACACCTTTACCGCATTTGAAGTAAAAGATAAGATATTGGAATGCTTTATGTATATATCCGTGGTAGGATTAGGAGTTACAGCAGCAGAGAAGTTTGGTAAAAAATAGTTATAGTTTCACAGTAAATCAATAGGAGTCAAATATGGCAGAAGTAAAATTCCCTACGGAAGTAGTGGATCTGCCGTCACAGGGATTGTTATATCCAAAGGATAGTTCGCTATCTAGTGGTACAATAGAAATCAAGTATATGACGGCAAGAGAAGAGGATATCCTCACATCAGCTAACCTTATAAAGAAAGGTATAGTTGTTGAGAAGTTATTACAGGCACTAATAGTAGATAAATCAATCAAAGTAGATGAATTACTAATCGGTGATAAGAATGCTATTCTTATAGCTGCTCGTATTCTTGCATATGGTAAAGAATATAATGTAGAGTATGATGGACAACAGCTAGTGGTTGATTTAACATCCTTAAAAGATAAAAAGCTAGATAAAGAAAAGGTATCAGCTGGAGTGAATGAGTTTGAGTTTGATTTGCCTGCTACTAAGAGAAAACTAACATTTAAAATGCTTACTTCTGGTGATGAGAACGAAATTGACAAAGAAGTAAAGGGTTACGAAAAAGTTGGTGATGGCATCGGATATCAATTTACCACACGTTTAAAACACCAGATAGTTTCTATAGATGGTGATACCAAAAGAGCTAGTATTAATAGCTTTGTCGATAATGAATTTCTATCAAGAGATTCTATAGCATTCAGAGAATATGTAAGTGATATAATGCCTGATGTCGATATGAAATCCACATATATAGATTCAGAAGGTAATGAAAAGGAGTTCACGGTCCCTATGACCGTTACGTTTCTTTGGCCTTCCGCTGGAATATAAAACACAACTACACGAACAACTATTTCAAATAAGTTTTAATTCACAGGGAATGTTCTCATTTTCTGAACTGTATAACATGCCTATTTATCTTAGGAAGTTTTACTTTAAAAGGTTACAGAAACATTACGAAGAACAAGCTGAAGAGGTAAAGAAGGCTCAACAGAAAAACAAAAGTTCACGTCCTTCATACAAAAAGTAAGAAGTTTGATATTTATTATTGAATAATTCCACACAAAAATAATCTAATGGAGAGTAGTAATGGCTGATAAAGAAGGTATGATATTTAAGTTTTTTGAGAAATGGAAACAAAATAAACTCAATAAATTCGCCGAAAAAATGTTAAAGGACAATCCAACTCTTGAAAAAGATTTGAGAAAATTGGATGCCGGTTTTGCTAAACTTAAAAAAGAATTAGACAATAGGTAAAAATGGATAATAGTAAACAAGAGCTAAAAAATCAGGAAAAAATTCTTGAATTAATAAAAAAACAACAAGATGTTCTGAAGGCTCACAATGAAACCGCTAAATCTTATGGTCAAGCTGTAGAAAAGATAAAAAGTTTACAAAAAGAAAGTTTAATACTTTCATCTGAAGATTTAAGTCTTGGAAAAAAAATAAACTTACTACAAGGTTCATCTCTTAAAAATGCAAATAAAAAGTTAGGTTTAGATAAGAAGATTGAATATTTTAAAACATTAGGCCAAAAAGGAACTAAAGAGGAATTAAAACAGGCAAATAAATTAGCTGATATAATGGCAGGAGTTGCTTCTGGAAATAAAGATTTTGCTGACGCAATAAATGAACTAGCTACTGAAGATTTTGGTAAACTTAATGAACAAGCAGTAGATTTTGCAACTACTCTTAGAAATGGTGGTGAAGAAATGGAAAAAACTACAAAACGTTCTGCAAAGTTCGGAAGTGCTTTCGATGATATAAAAGAAAAAGTATCAGATATGTCTGAAATTTTAAGTAGTCCACAAGCCATGGGCGCTGCGGTTATAGGATTTATAGTAAAGGAGATGGTTGACTTTGCTCAAAAAGCTTTAGAAATAAGACAATCATTAGGAGTATCTGCAGTTGATTCAGCTAGAATAGCTGGTAATATGAAATTAGCGGCTGCATCTGCAAAAGCTGTTGGTGGTAATACAGAACAAGCCGCGGCTGCTGTAACCTCATTAGGAAATGAATTTGGTTCTATAGATGTAATATCAGCTGGTGTATCTGCTAAGTTGGGTTTAATAACAGGACAGTTTGGATTAAGTGGTGATAATGCTGGTAAGTTACTTAAAACGATGCAAGGTATTAATGGTGCTT